CTTGGCCGATCGGTTCTACCAGGATCACCAACTGCCCTCGGAAGGTCGGCCAGCCCCCAGAAGTCTCTACGGTGAGAGGTCCTTCCGATCCCTCCACGGCCCGAGGAAAAGAGAGCGGAAGATCCGCGGTATCTCCTCTCGTCGGCGGGCCATCCAATTTCCGTTGAATCCCCGTCACCGCCAGATCCGCCAAGTTGTTGATGAAGGTGTTGTAGCTGGTTAGAGTCATGCCGCCTTCACAAACCTCTTGCGATACGGATCGAGGATCTGCCGCACATCATGTGGCAAGCTGGAGGGCATGATCGTTACCCCGTCTCCGGTCAGGAGCGGCCGATCCAGATCAGCGCTTGAATCCTTCTGCCGATAGAGAAAGGCTGCCAGCCGGGTCGTAGCCTGCACCACATCCTCTGGGGGTGTGACGGAATAGCGAAAGTTCGCCACCACCGTGATCCCCATCTCGGGATCGTCCTGGTAATCCCATTCCTTGTTCGCGGAGGCCAGGAGTTTGACTCCGAAGTACGGTGTTTTGTTTCTCGGAATCGTCACATAATGCGCCGAGGTGATGGCTTCTGTCCCAGAATCCGCGTCCGCCCGATTGGTGATCGAAGTGATGGAGACCACATCCTCATCAAAGAACAGAGTCCGATCATCCACGTCGGCCACCGCATCGAACTTCCGTGAGGAGGTTCCCGTACCCTCAAAGACCCGTTGAGTGTAGGTTTCCACGATCTTTTGGGCCCGATCGCCGAGCTCATCGAGCAAAGCATCATCGCCCGTTCCCAGAGGACCGAGATACGCCTTGATCAGCACGGCCGAGGTATAGGTCATTTCTTCCGAGCAGCTGTTTTCTTAGCAGCCACTTTCTCGGCAGATACCTCGACTTTCGGTCCATCGACAAGCTCTACATCGCCGGATCTCAAGAACAGAGCCGCTCGGTCCTCGCCCCATTCCTGAATTTCTCCGGCGTCGATGGCCCAGCCATTGCCCTGGATTCCGACCTTGGCCTTGACTTTTGGCATAGGATGCTCCTGGGGGAGACGGCCGAAGGCCTGCTCGACCGTCTCCCCGTTTAGATTAAGCGAGCGCCACTGTAACATCCTGCGTCGGAGGAAGTGCTCGCGACCCCCGATACAGGACAGCCACAGCCGCACAGGCCATCGTTGCGGTCCCGCTCCCGCCTCCCGTCCCATACAGCTTCAAGAACGGCTTGGCGGCAGTGACGGCAAACTCCAACTGATAGGCTTTGTTCGAGGTGGTATTCGCCATCGTCCCGAGAGTGCCGGAGGCCAGCGCATACGTCCCTCCAGTCGTAGCGGAGTGGTAAAGACTGGTCCGGAGGGTGTTCTTGGTTCCCCCCGTCTGAGTGCCTCTTTGGACGACGAAGCACACTCGATCAAAACCAGACGCGTCTACCTCAACCGGAGTCCAGCCCCCCGAGGTCGAGAGGTTGGCAACTCCGGCCACCTTGAACTTTGCATCTGACGTGATTAGATGGGCCATGTCAGCCTCCTAACTCAGGATCAGGTGCTTGAAGGCTTCGGCCTGGCCGGGCATTCCACCTCGGCGGAACTTCGCCAAGAGCCCGATCTGCCCGTTGCCAGCATAGAGCTCATCCAGCCGTTGGATGATCAGGCCCATGCGCTCCACCACGAAGTAATAGCTGAAGTCGCCGATGAGGAGCGGCTTCAAGCCCGTGGTCATGGCGGGCATGGTTTCATCCGAGTAGAACGGCACGCCGTCGATTCGACGGGTGAACTGATCGCTTCCCCCGACCGCGCTTCCGGCCGGCGTTCCCTGGAACAGGAACGGATTGCCAGTCAGGGCGAAGATCGAGCCCTGAGTCGCCCGCTTGGAAACCAGCGCCACGGATGGGCTGGAGGCATACGGCGCCCCCAGCGAGTAGATCAGCGAGCTCACGTTCGCGGCGGTGATGGCATTAGTGCCCGCCGCGGTTACCCCCAGCCCCGATTCGATCAGAGCTGCCTTCGGCTGAGAGGTACCCGTGCCAACCGAGATGAAGTAGTAGTTTTCCCACTCGGCTTCGGCCCGGCTGAAAGCATTGGTCAAGAACGGCCCCAGATTGGCCTTCTCGTCGCCCAACAGTTCCTCGGAGATCTTCACCAGCTTGGTCGCCTTGTGAACCGTTGCCACGACTTGCCCGAAGGTCGGCTCGTCCTCGTTCACTGCCGCCTCTTCAGCCGTGATGGCAAACTTAGCCATCGAGGTGCCCTCGGTCGGGATCAATACCCGATCGAGTGAGGTCTGGATCACCGTCGCGCCCGCCCGCCGGATGACGCTCATGTCGTCCCGCTTGGCGACGACCTGATTGAAGAAATCATCCGGGACCAGGAAACCGCCTTCCGCATCGGTCTGACCCTGCAGCGCGGCCTTGACTTCTGGGATGTCATCATTCATCACCAGTTGGAGCTTCGCCGCTTCCGCGTAGACCTTCTGATACGGCTTGTTGTCGCGGGTGCGAAGCATGTGGAAGTACGCCTTCAGGCCACCCACATCGCTCCCGGTTTCAGCAACCCGCATCGTGTTGAAGCCACCCCTCCAGGCCGGGGTATCGGCTTCCCACTTCTTCTTTTCCTCAGCCAAGCGGGTCTGGAACTTGGCTTCCTCGGCGGCCTTCGCTTCCTGTTGGGCGCCGAGAATGGCGACCACTTTGGCAGCGATGGCATCGGCATCGACCCCAGGGGTCTCTACCTTCAACTTCTCATCAGGCATTGTCTTTACCTCTTTCGTTTTGGGTTCTGTCTCGCCGCCGGTCTTCTTGCCTACGTTCGCCTCTTCGGCCTCATTGAACGTCTCTGGCAAAGTTAGCCCAGCCGCGTCAAACAGCGATTTGAGTTGCGTCACCCCGATGGTGCGTGGTTCAGCCGGTGTCGGGGTGAGCGAGTATTCCACCACCGGCCAGCGCAGGATTTTTTCCACCGTTGCGTCGTGCAAGATGCGAGGCTGTGCCGCTCGAGAGCCCGATCACGCCCTCGCCAATCAACTGCAATACGGCATCGACATAGGCTTTGGAACGGTCCAGCTGCGCTTCGATCCAGACTCCCACTTCATCGGCTTCTTCGATCTTCACCGATCCAACCGCCCCGGTCACTTTCTCATTCAGCGTATGGTCATAGAACATAGCCTTGACTGGAACATAGGTCAGTTCCAACTCGGTCTCCACGGTGAAGGTATCCCCTTCGAGATCCTTGCCTCCGAAGACCACGCCATAGCCGGCGATGATGGCTTCGGTATCGGTGCTCGATTTGATCGTGACAGGTCCCGGTTTTCTCAAACTCTTACCCTCCCTCCACTTGCTCATGCAGATCGCTACGGCCTGATCCTGCTCATTCCCCTCGTCCACCATCATGGGAACGCATCGAGCCATGAATTCATCTTGTGACTCATTCTCTCCAGGCTCAGGCACTACTTCCCTTCCAGCGCCGCGTCCACGACTTCTTTCACGATGCGGCTCACTTCTTTGGATTCTCGCTCGCTCACATCCTCGGTCGTCTTCCAGCCTGTATCCCGATGATAGCGGGTCTGTTTGGATCGATCCTGCACCAGAGGACCATAAGAGGTATCACTTCCCACCACTTGCTGCAATCCTCCGCTCCGTTCTTCAACGGTCCAGCTTCCTCCAAGCCGTTCGGAATTCGGGGAAATGCCCCGCCGATAGGGCACCTGGATCTGACCTGACTTGAGCTTGGCGAAGAACCCTCTCCGCTGCAGATCGGACACGAAGGGCTGGGGGCGCCGTGAGACAGGCGGGTACTTCGCAATCTTGCCTTTCACATGGATCGCTCCACTTCGAAGCCCTACCTTCACCGGCTGCAAGGATCCGATTTTCTGCATGATTTTCCGCAGCTCAGGCAAGCCCTCAATCCGAATTCCGACTTCAGCCAACGGTTACTCCTACGAATTCATGTGATAACCAGCACCTGCATCTTGGATGAAGGGGAGGGGGTTCATTCCATCCATCTCCTTCTACCTTGTCGGCCAGCGGGCCGCATAAGGGACACACCAATTCATCTTCAGAAGTCCGCCAGATCGCTTCCATCTGCACACCCTGCGATGCCAGCTCATTAACAACACTGAGTTCACCTTGCACGGCCGCCCGAGTCACTTCGGTTGAGGCGATCAGATCTGCTCTCACCGGCCCGTAGAGTTCGGAGAGCGCCGCCCGCAAATCCCCGATCGTCTGCTGCTGTTCGAAGAAGGCAGCTACGGCGTCGGATACAGCCCTCCTAGTCGTCTCGGTGATTCCTTGGACGAGATCGAAGCTGTATCGTCTCGCCCAATTGATCGCATTCTGATTGACAATCCCCCAATCCACTCCAATAGGTTGAGCATCGAGTATCTGTTGGGCTGCTGCGGTGTAGATGCCCTGAAAATTGCGGCTGAGGGCCGCTTGTAACTCCTCTCCCGTTTCTGTCCAGAAGGAAGCAGGCACGTTGTTAATGTCCGGTGGATCGCCCAGCTCTTCAAGCAGTCGCCCTAGATGAGCTCTCTCAATCTTCCCCAGCTCTCTCGCAAGATCTCCCTCCCAATCCATCCGATCATTGAGTTCTGCCACAAATGAAACGCCCACTCCATTCGGGAGCGGGCGCAGATGCGGCGGCTCGATTAGGCGGGACCCCTACGGGTGCGGCTATTTGGCTTCGGTTATTGTATATCGTTTCTCAATGGCGTGGACGACCATCAGGAGCGCCCGGCGGATGAGGATCCAGAAATCCTTCTCGCTCATGCCGTGATCTTCCGCCGCACAAACAGATGCCCCTCCGCGGCTGCCACGACAGCTCCAGTCCCAACCCAGCGGTGATACCAGATACCTTCCTCATCCACAACGATGTCCTTCAAATAGGCACCCGTCCCACTATTGGATGGTGTGGATGTCCCTGCATTGCCACTGGGATCTGTGACTTTCAGCACGACGCTGGATGGATTGGTCGCCACATCATTGACGGTGAAATTGGCCGTCAGGCGGATGCCGTCTCCTACATCGTAGACATTGCTCATCGAAGGGTATCCGAAACGACCACATCGAAACGAACGTCATCCATGAGAGTCACGTCATGGTAGAGGAGCTGGTCTGAAAGAACGACATCGTAATACGCCAGGTCCGCAACAGAGACATCTCCAATCGCGAACCCGGCTCCGATCGTGACGCCGCTATAGCCCCAGCCACTTTCCTGTCGCCATTCTCGATCATGGACCGCGTTAGGCGTGACCGAAGAAGGTGCTCCTGGATTGAGAGAGACCGCGGAAGCCCGTTTTTCAGCGGTATCAAGTGCCACATCAATTCCACTTGCCTGGGCGATCCCGATAGCCGGGCATGGTGGGTATGCCCTGCATCCGGATCATGGTCGGCTGTCCACCTATGGCCGTGATGCTGATCCCGGAATATCCCCAGCCGGCCTCCTGCCGCCACTCACTATCATGACTTGCATTAGGAGTGACGGTAGGAGGCGCGGCATACGCCAGGGAAACAGCTGAAGCCCGTTTCTCGGCGGTATCCAGAGCCATTTACGGACCAGCGACCATTTCAGCTTCGGAGTAGACCGAACCATCATCGGTGAGCGTCTTCTTGGCGATCACCGTTCCGGCATCGTTATAGATCTCCTTGAAGTCGGAAGCCCCAGCGGTGTCGATGTCCAGCCGGTTCCTGAGCGCCATATAGAGCAGCATCAAGGCCGTCCGTACTGTCGGAGTCGCTGTGGGGATCGCTTGGGAGAGTTCGGCGATCGCGCTATCCAGTGCATCATTGACTTCGCTCTCGACCTCCGCATCCCAAGCCGCATTCCACGGGACAGCAGTAAGCCCAGCACCGGCCACACCGATGTCATCGGTATCAGCGAGAATGGCCGCGATGCTGGCACCCAGGAACGGCGTGCTATCGCTCAGGATCGAGTCTCTGATTTCCTGAACGGCAGAGGTTGCCAGTTCTGACGCGGCGATCGTGTCAGCCGCCACCTTATCTGCCGTGATCGCATCCGTCCCCAGGTTGATCGCTAGGATCGCAAAGTCCGCGATCTTGGCTGAGGTGATGGCATCGGCTCCTATCGCCCCTGCGTCAATTGCACCATCTGCGATTTCGGAGGCCCCGATGGCATTGGCCGCGATCTTATCTGAGGTAATCGCGTCCGTTCCGATCTTCGCTGCCGTGATAGCAAAAGAGGCGATAGCTGAAGCGTCAATCGC